AGCAGGAGTTTCAGTTTCAGTCGCAGCCTCACCACCATTGTCCTGGACTTTAGCCGTATTCTCGGTATCGCCAGCAACAGCTCCATCCTTATTTTCATCAGGAGTCGTACTGGAGTCCTGAGCGGCGGATTTGTTACCAAGCATCTGGTCGATGATGTCGCAAACTGCTTTCTTTGCATTAGCCGCTGCATCGTCGGTCTTTGCGGTAGGGTTTACTCCAGCCATGTCATGTTCCTCCTTTTTATTGTCTTTATTGTCATCAGCGTCAGTAATGACGGTGACTTTCATAACTTGTGCAAAATCATCCGCCGGAGTGTTAACGGTGGATACTTCGTGATATTCAATGTCTTTTGCACCCCAGTAGCATACCTGGTCTTTGTAGGTTTCTCCTCTCCAATGTCCGCAGAAATTGAACTTACCATCTTTGAGGATTGTCTTTCCACAAATATTACAGGTAACTGTACCCATTGTACCTGAAATGCTTACTGTACCATATCTTCCGTCAAGAAATTTGGGTATCGCATCCTGGTCAGTGATGCGAGTCTTAAGATGAATTGCAGAACGCTCATCGGTAAGCTTAGATTCGCCAAACCAGGCTTGCTTGATTCTGCCAATCGGTTCTCCACTATAAGAATTGTGATTTTTAAGAACCGGCTTCTGAAATGGATTTACAAAGGATTCAGCGTCCTTCTCCATTGAGTCTTCATAGTAGACGCAATAGTTATGGTTCTTACCGGAGTGAGTAGCTTCCATTTCGACATCAAGTGCAACGACTTTCATCTTGCCAGAAGACATGTCCTTAATAACCTGCTGTGCATCTATCGCCTCTCCTGCGGAGTTAACATACTCCACATCATGAAGCTTGGCCAACCGGTTTTTAGGCATGAGAGAATCGGAAACATTGCTGTTTCCGTTCTTCGCATCCTGCACGACGTCGCCACTGACTTCGAACAGCTTATCGGTATCACCGCTGAAGCTTTTACCATTCATGTCCTTTACTTCAAACAGTGCCATTCATGTACCCCTTTCTATCAACACTGTCTCAATGACAGGCGTTGATTGATATTTGGTGATATATGCTAAGATAGAATCTTTGAATACTTCCATCCGCATATCTATTGTATCTAAAACGTTCGCCAGTTCTGTCTGGTAAACATTAGTACCGGATAGGTCATCATGTATCTGGTTCGTCATCTTGGTAGACAACGCGATAACCTGGTCTTGGAATGGACTTATGTCCACATTTGACCCTTTGCCAATAGTGTAAAGTATTTCCTTACCGCAATCAACTATTTTCTTCATTATGTCAGACTGCAAAATCTGTCTATTGGCATCATAGCACATTTTGATGTAATTATCTATGGAATCCTCCATATTGTCAATACTGTCTTTGACCAGTCCTATCGTATGTGGCTCAATCGCACTCTTAGATTTAGAAGACGATGAACCTTTGGGTTTGCCACCGCTATTCTTGGACTTATTGTTCGTCTCCTTGGTTCCTGTCTCGCTTGATGTTGCACTTGCAACCTGGGTGTCAAGCTCTGCCTGTACCCTGAGTGTCTCACGAGTGATAAGTTCGACGAACAGTTTCTCACGTTCAGAATCAGCAATCGGGTCCATACCGAGCTCTTCACGCATCTCGTCTTCGGTGATAGCGTTGTGTTCATACTTATAGATAGCATGAACTTGTTTTTTGATTTCAACGTCAACATCGTTATCGTTAAAGCGGAATTCAACCGCCTGGTCAGGATTAAGTACCGGGTCATATCCGCCTTCCATAAGGATTTCCTTAATGATGAAGGCGTTGAAGAATGTTTCGATGACTTTCGAGATAGCCCTGATTCTATCTGCCATCTCTGATGTCATATTGTCACCGGTACTTCTATTTGCCGTATTGCCACGGCCAAACATAATTTCAGGGATGCCCATTCCTGAGAATACCCTGGATTCCATATATCTAAGATAAGGCTCTGCATCTATAACCTTATCGGAAGCTATCGGCTTGATATTGACTCTCTCGGTTGTGACCAGACCGCCTTCGACATCCATTCCGTCGATTGCTTCTTTCATCTGGTCAACTTCTCTTGAAGTACCTGTTTGTTCTTCCGTTCCGACTTGAACATGATAGAACGGATAAATATTTCGATACATCATCTTGAGTACGTTCTCTTCTGCTTGTCTTAAGGCTTGAACGTCATCAAGTACAGGTATCAGGAATGATGTTCCATAAGCATTGCCTTTTTCTCTTTTATAATAGAAATGAACAACATCCTGTGGGTCAAATTCTTGTTTACCGGCATCAGTTTCCTGCTGCCATTTCTGAATTACGCCGTTGGTATCCCTTTGACATTTGAAATTTACAGGGTTTACGCAGAAGTATCCTGCAACTGCATCCTTACCGTAAAGACCCTGAAGCGTTTCTCCTTGCGGGAAAGCATTCGGGTCATTACTTCTTGCCTTGACAAGCATACTGTTCCCATATTTGACGACATCTTCTGCAATGTCCATCAATAACTGGGAAGTAGGAGTATTGGTCGCTTCGGCCATATACTCCAGTCTCAGTTTCAGGTATTCAACTGCGTTTGTATCTGTACCATAAAATTGATATCCTTCTTTGAATATCTGGTCCACGTATTTGTCAACACCCTGGCGTACATACGAGTCCGTATTGTACGCTGTCTGTATGTCGGATAGGTCGAACTCTGGGTCTTCAAAGGAAGTTTCGTTATTTCCCTTAAAAACCACGCTCTTTACGACTTCCGAGGAGAGCTCTCTTCCTGTAGCTCCACCGGTGCTGCCACCTGCGTCAGATACGGGGAGCAGTTCTTTGAAGAACCGCTTTGCAAGGAACATTTTTATTCTATTCATGTTTTGCACCTTCCCGCTTTAATTTATTATATACCTTGTGTTTCTTAAAAAATGCTACTTAACCCTGCATAAATTGTGAGTAAATCTTTCTTCTCCTTCTCGTATGTCAGTACTTCAGAGAGGTGAGAGTAGCATCCTATGAAAGCACGGTTTGCATTTTGAACTGCTTCCTCCGTTTTTTGCTGATACTCATTGATTTTCCTGATTAATGTATCCGACCTGGCTCCCTCAATCAAGTCATAGAGTTCAAGCATACTCTTTCTCTTATCGTAATAATTGTACAGAGTTTTATTCAAAATATCAACAGTATGGTACTTTGAATAGGAAGCTCTGTTATAGTCAATCTCTTCATTGGCTTCGTTGAATAATTTTACAAGGAGCTCTCTCTTCGTAGCATCCTTGAACTCAGCTACTGTACTCATGCCAGCAACCTCGGCAAGCATGGAGGCATTTGCTCCAATATTGTAAGCATATGACTTGACGCTGTAGTTCAGGCATCCATCGTTTGCAATAGAAGCGTAGTTAATGTGTGCTATCGAACCGGAAACTCCGTTCTCAATCGACTGCAACTTGAGCAAATGCTCGGTGTCGATTCGCCGAGCAGCCTCAGTGCTTATTCTGACATCTCCATAATAGATACGTCTCATGGTTTCGGACACTGCATCGAGTCTTATCTTTGCCTCGTAAAGTTCCTCGATTATCTCTGGAACGATATCGCCTTCGATGTTATGTCTATGATAATCCGCAAACTGCTTAATATACGCAGTGTTTCCGCTTTCGATTGCACTGAGCATACTTTCAATGTTGTTGAATTTTTCCCAATTCCCAGTGCCGAAAGCCGTTGAAACATTGTCAATAAGTGTCCTTATGGTTTCACTCGTGTAATCGAGAGCTCCAAGTGCGGTGCTTGGAAGATTATTTGCGAACGAGGATAATGCTTTCGTATGAACCTCGTTCGCAAGTGTCTGTATCAGGGTTTGTTCCTGTTCAGGTTCTTCTGTCTCGGTATTTGTTTTTACGTCTTTATCGTAGTATAAGTTAGGGCGGTATCCTATGACGGCTCCGTCATCATTGAGCTGTTCATATCCTTTCATGACTGCCTCCTTATTCCTCGGCAATTACCCATACAGCTACGACTTCATCTTCTTCGTTTTCAAAGAACGACCAGTATGTTTCTCCCTCAAGGTATATTAGATGACCGTATACGCATACCAACGCTTTGCCATCCAAATGTAGGTCTTTTAATAATGGCCTTTGGCCACGTTTGTAGTCGTAACGTTTCTTAATCTTAAGGTACTGCCGAATATGCTTGTTGGCGACTTTAAGTGTCGCATATCCATCGTCTTTCAAATCATCTATGTCAGTAATAAGATAGCCTTTCGCACAAGATAATGCAACCATTAAACATGGAAATCCGTGCAGTTCTTTCCTTGGGTCGATTCTTTTCATTACCAGGTCCTCTTCTTTATCATCATATTTCTTCGCTGTCCGTGCTTGTTGGAAGGAGTTATCCCGACAACACCGATTACTCCATGTGTAGAGGATGGTCCTTCAAGCAATGCAACAGGTAAATCTTCAATTTCCGCCGATGATGTAGCTATGGTTCTCTTCTTAACATCAACCTCTCTCGTATCAAGGTTACCGATGAATACAGTCTTTATCGAGAATACCTTCTTGAGCAGTGCGTCATGATTCTGCTCGAATATCAGGAGCGCCAGGTTCATCGCGTCGATAGCGTGCTCGTTCTCGTCAGTATATACTGGAAGTCCAGCACTGCTTATCGACTTAACCCTGTATTCCTCAAGCTGACTGATAAGCGTCTTGTCCTTAGGGTCAAGCACAATCTTTGCTTTCTCGAATATGT